GGCGGCGCTGCTGGTTCACGCGGCACCCGCATGAGCACCACGAACAGCGCCCTGGGCGACGTGAAGTGACAGTTCGGGGGGCGGCACACGCCCCCCTATTCGTTCGTGGCAGATGGCAGTATAATCGTATAACGGTATTGTGATGGCGGCGGCCGTGTGGCTAAAAACCATGGGTCCCTGTAAGCTATAAAGTCTTGCATTCGCTAGGTCAATAATACAAATATAAAAAAAAATTTTTCTATATAAGAAATGAAAAATAACGTTTTATTTCAATTATATGAAAAAAAATTGCGGCAAAAATATTCAACCATTACAAGTCGATCCAATAACTGGCGAGTATTATGTTATAATACCTGAGTGGATTGTAAATGAATTTTCTTGGTATGAAGACACTCCTATTAAATTTTCCGTTGAAGGAAATGAAATTTTCCTCTCAGAAGAAAAATAATTTAACTAAATTGACAAAACATACATAATAACGTATGATAATGAAAACAAACATCTTACCTTATGGCTAAAGGATTTACAGTAAAAGCAAAAACGCCCATTCCTTCACAAGAATCTCCAGAATGGGACTATGATAAAGCAAAAGAAATGATTCGTGGAAAATCAGTTGTCTTTTGCCTTCCAGGAAGAGGAGTTTCTTACACGTACTTGAAAAATTTTGTTCAACTTTGTTTTGACTTGGTCCAAAATGGGGCAAGCATTCAAATCTCACAAGATTACTCTTCCATGGTTAATTTTGCACGATGCAAATGTCTTGGTGCAAATGTTCTCAGAGGTCCCGATCAGATTCCTTGGGACGGAAAACTTAACTACGATTACCAACTTTGGATTGATTCTGATATTGTTTTTAATACAGAAAAATTCTACCAGTTGGTTTTGATGGACAAAGACATTGCCGCTGGTTGGTATTGCACTGAAGATGGTATGACAACTTCAGTCGCACACTGGTTAGAAGAAGATGATTTCCGTAGCAATGGCGGAGTTATGAATCATGAGACTCTGGAAACAATTTCAAAGCGCCGTAAACCATTTACGGTTGATTACACGGGATTTGGTTGGTTACTGATCAAACATGGTGTATTTGAACATTCTGAAATGAAGTATCCTTGGTTTGCTCCAAAGATGCAAGTCTTTGAATCTGGAGAGGTTCAAGATATGTGTGGAGAGGATGTGTCATTCTGCTTAGATGCAAAAGATGCAGGTTTTGAAATTTGGTGCGATCCAAGAGTCAGAGTTGGGCACGAAAAGACACGAGTAATCTAAATGTCTAAGTTACATAAGTATAATATACTCTGTAACGGAAGAAAGATATACACAGAACTTACAGAGGAAGAATATTTCGATGTAATGGAAGAATTGTCAGAACAGTTCTTCCTGACTGGTTCTCCAAAACCAGAAGATCTTCAAACTGAAATTATGGGAGAATAATCATGGCAGCAAAAGCAAAAGGTGGACTAAATAAGCGCGAGTCTTATATTCCTGGTCCTCCGAAAAAAACACGGCAAGGAGATGGGGATGGTACTAAGTATTCTGCCACGTCTCGCAATAAGGCTCGTAAAAAGTATAGGGGTCAAGGTAAAGGTTAAAGAATGATACAATTAAATCCCACGATCCCAGTCATTACCCCAAAAGGTAGTGGTTGGGCGTTTTTTTTAATCGATCGGTCTCAAGAACATGACCTGGAGTGGGTCGTTTTTCTCGATGAAGGTGGAATTTGTTGGACTTTTCGCAATAAAGACATTAGAATTCAAGAAAATGACACTTTTTCTCGAAAAAACATCCTGGATTTTCCAAAATAAATAGATTTTTGCGATTATTGTGAATTGGAACAGTTCTCGATGGGTAATCACCTGCTTTTAGAGGTGTATGATGTTGATTTTGAAGCGATTAATGATGTAGAATCGCTTCAAAATGCCATGATAAGTGGTATTAAACGCGCAAATATGACTATTTTGAACGTTTTTTCACATTGTTTTATTCCACAAGGATGTACGATTGTAATAGCACTTGCAGAAAGTCATGTTTCTTGTCATACTTGGCCAGAAAATGGGTGCTTAGCAATAGATGTTTACACCTGTGGTGACGGAAATCCAAAATTAATTGCATTAGAACTGCTAAAATACTTAAATTCCGATAATTACACACTAAGATCTTTGTATAGATAGTAAAGGAGATAGTAACCTCCATTAAAAAAGTTCTGTTTTTACCAAAAAACAGGAGACAAACAATGTCAAATCTTAAAGTTGACAGAAATAGTGAATATATGAGACAGATGTGGGGAACGTCTTGTCTCGCAACTGATTATCATTGCAATACTAGTTCAATTCAAAATAAAACCACCATCCAAGAAATTATGCATGATGAAATTCCCAAAAATAAATTTAATTTAACTGAAAAAAATCATCAAAAAATTCGCAATGATTCTGATTATGATGACTGGGAATATGGAACTGAACCAACATACGGTCATCCGTGGAAATGAATATAAATAAAGAAAATATCAAATGATTGATGCAAAGACAAAGAATATCAAGAGCATTTAAGGACATTAGTCTTTCTTTTGACATGCATCCAGTCACCAAAGATATTCTTGTTTTAAAAAACGAGGATGCGATTAAAAAATCTATTCGAAATATAATACAAACAATGCCAAGTGAAAGATTTTTTAATCCTTCATTTGGATCTGATATTAAAACATCTTTATTTGAATTTGTAGATTTTGGTACTGCTTCTTCATTAAAAACTCAAATTGAAATTGCAATTGACAATTACGAACCAAGAGTTGATAATGTAAAAGTTGAAGTAGTACCAAATTCAGATCAAAATAGTTTTGAAATAAATGTGATTTTTGATATTATAGGACAAAATTTTCCAACACAATCATTCAATTATATTTTAGAGGCAACTAGATAAAATGCCTTTTACTAAATTCACCAATTTAGATTTCGATCAAATTAGAGAATCGATAAAAGATTATTTAAGAGCAAATTCATCCTTCACTGATTTCGATTTTGAAGGATCTAATTTTTCGGTTTTAATTGATACTTTAGCATATAATACTTATATTACTGCATTTAACTCAAATATGATTGTGAATGAATCCTTTTTGGATTCTGCAACACTCAGAGAAAATGTTGTTTCTTTAGTCAGAAATATTGGATATGTACCTAGGTCTAAAACTTGTGCAATAGCAAATATTTCATTTAATATAAATTTACCAAACCCAGTTCAATTACCTACACAAATTATATTAAAGGCTGGATTGGTTTGTGTTGGTGCAGTTGAAAATACTTCATATGTTTTTTCAATTCCAGAAAACATTGTAACAACGGTTGATCAAAATACTTCTGTTGCTTCATTTAATAACATTGATGTCTATCAAGGAATCTATGTTACTAAACAATTTACAGTCAATTCTTCAGTAAATCAAAGATATATTTTAGATAATTCAAATATAGATACGAATACTATTGTCGTTAAAGTAGGTAATGTAGAATATAAAAAAGTAGATAATATTTTAAAATTAAATAAAAATTCAGAAATTTTCTTAATTCAAGAAATAGAAGATGAAAAATATGAAATATTATTCGGAGATGGAATAATAGGAAAAAAATTATCAAACAATGACATTATAAAAGTAAGTTATATTGTAACTGATGGAAAAGAGGGAAATGGACCCTCAGTATTTAATTATTCTGGAATAGTTGTAAATACTTTGGATGTTGTTCAATCTCCAGTTGGAACTGTTACAATAACAACCAATTCTTCTGCAAATGGTGGAGGAGACATTGAACCAATAGAATCAATTAAGTATTATGCTCCTAGAGTATATGCTTCGCAGCATAGAGCAGTTACTGCAAGAGATTATGAAGCAATTATACAAGAAATATATCCAAATGCAGAGTCTGTTTCTATTATTGGTGGTGAAGAAATGAATCCACCAGAGTATGGAAGTGTTTTGATTAGTATTAAACCAAAAAATTCCTACACGATTTCAGACTTTACTAAATCAAATATATTATCAAAATTAAAACAGTATAGTATAGCTGGAATAAATCAAAAAATTATAGATTTAAAATTACTATACGTAGAATTAGAATCATCTGTTTATTATGATTCTTCAAAAATATCAAGTATAAGTGATTTAAAATCTAGAATAATTTCGTCTTTAGAGACATATTCAAAATCTGTGGACCTTAATAAATTTGGGGGAAGATTTAGATATAGTAAAGTTTTGCAAATTATAGACAACGTAGATAATAGTATTACCTCCAATATAACTAGAATTAAAATTAGAAGAAATTTAAATTGTGCTGTTAATGTTTTTTCACAGTATGAGTTATGTTTTGGTAATAAATTTAGAAAATTGATTGGTGAGTATAATGTAAGATCAACAGGTTTCAATATTTTGGGAGAAAGTGAACTGGTTTATTTTGTTGATGTTCCACAGGAAGGTAGTGATATAGGAACATTAAGTGTTGTTAAACCTTCAAATAACAATAGATATCAAGTTATTAAATCATCTATTGGAACTGTTAACTATAGCACTGGAGAAATATTAATTAACACAATTTATATTACGGGAACAGAACTGCCAAATGATATTATTGAAGTAGAAGCATATCCAGATTCAAATGATATTATCGGTTTAAATGATCTGTACATTGCATTTGATGTTTCAAAAAGTACCATAAATATGTTAAAGGATACGGTTGTATCCGGAGAACAAATATCGGGTGCAAATTTCCCACTAACTTCAAGTTATTCTACTGGAAAAATAACGAGGTAATATGATATCTACTGGATTTGAACAACGAGTAAAAACCCAACAAATTATTAATAATCAATTACCTGAATTTATTTTAGACGAAAGTCCAAAAATAACTGAATTCTTAAAACAATATTATATTTCGCAAGAGTATCAAAGCGGTCCTTCTGATATTGCAGAAAATTTAGATCAATATTTAAAATTTGATAATCTTACTCCAGAGGTAATCTCAGGAGAAACTGTTTTAATATCCGCTATAAATTCCACTGATAAAACTATAACTGTTCAGTCAACAAAATCTTTTCCTTTAGAATATGGATTATTGAAAATAGATGATGAAATTATTACTTATTCAAAAATAGAAGGAAACAAATTTATTGGATGTGTTCGTGGATTTTCTGCTATTTCTTCTTACAGAAATTCTTTAAATCCAGAAGAGTTAGTGTTTTCGGAAACATTAGCAGCATCACATTCTTCTGGATCAAAAGTTATAAATTTAAGTACATTATTTTTAAGAGAATTTTATAAAAAATTAAAATATCTTTTTGCACCTGGGTTTGAAAATGTTAATTTACAGTCAAATCTTAACGTTAATAATTTTTTAAAACAAATTAGAGATTTTTATAATTCTAAGGGAACTGAAGAATCTTTTAAAATTTTATTTAAAGTACTGTATGGATTTAACCCTAAAATTTTAAATTTAGAAGAATTTTTAATAAAACCATCCGAAAGTGAATATATTAAAAGAAGAGTTTTAATAGGTGAATTAATTACTCCAGGTGCAAATCCTAACAATTTAATAGGGGAAGAAGTTAGAAGCTCTGATAATGATGCGTTTGGTCCAGTTTCAGAAATTGAAATTGTTACTAGAAATAATAAAGTATTTTACAAAATATATTTGTTTAGTGGATATGATGAAAATAGTACTATTTTTGGAAAATTTAAAATTACACCAAAAACTAAAATTTCAGAAACAGTTTCTATAGGATCTTCAATAATAACCGTAGATTCTACATGTGGTTTTAAGGATTCTGGATCAATAAAATATAATAATAAAACCATATCATATACTGATAAATCAATTAATCAATTTTTTAATTGCTCTGGAATTTCAGAACAAATAAATCAAGGAGTTGATGTATATTCAACACCTACAGTTTATGGTTATGAAAATGGAGACGTATCTAAGAAAGTTGAATTTATCATTATTAGTTCATTAAATGGAATAGAAGACGTTGAAAAGGTAAATTATTTTTCTGATAAAGATCGTGTTTCTTTTGGAAATTTTGGAGAAAGTATTTCCCCATCTCCAGATAAAACTCTAAAAGAAATTAACTTTAATTCTTGGATTTACAATGTAAGAAGTAGATATGAAATAAAAAATTATTCAATAGGAGATTCTACTTTTACTCTTTTTGATGAACCAGATAAAAGTAGTTTAAAAGTTAATGATTTTGTTGATATAGTTAAACAAAATTCTTTTGAAATAGTTGTTGAAAATGCAGTAATTAAATCTATCAATCAAAGTGTAATAGAAATAGATAAACAAATAACAAATGTAGTTCCTGGTCAAAATATAAGTATAATACGAAGATATGCTTATGCATCATCTTTATCAATACCACTTAAATATTCAAAAGTATTATCTGATGTTCAAAATACATACAATGATAATAATGAATATGTTTATGTGGCTTCAAATTCTTTGCCATCATTTGAAATTACTAAAGACATATATTTTTCAAAAAAAATAATATCTACTTCCACTGATAGTGATAGTTTTTTTTCAAATTTAAATTTACAAACTCAAAAATATTCTGTATTATCATTTGATAATAATGTTTCATTTACCACTGGAGATATTGTAACTTACACACATACAACGCCAAGTCCTATAGATGGATTAACTAGTAATGCTGAATATGTTGTAGAAGTATTAAATCCAAAAAATAAAATTAGATTATATGTTTCTAGATCATTTGTTGCTAAAAATGATTACATTGAATTTTCTAAAAATTTTCAGTTAGGGCAGCATTTATTTACACTATCTTCACATTATGGAAGATCTTTAGCACCAAAAAAATCTTTTATTAAAATTCCACTATATCCAAAAAATGATTATGAAAACGTTTCAGAAACTAAACCTGGTGTTGTTGGATCTTTAATTAATGGTGTAGATATTATTAATTATAAAAGTTATGATAGAATTTACTATGGTCCATTAGAATCTATCAGAGTTGTTAATTCTGGAAATGATTATGATGTGATTTATCCACCACCAATTACAGTTTCAAATCCTGTGGGATTTGGAACAACTGCTTTAGTTAATCTGGTAGTTTCTGGATCATTAAAAAAAGTAATAGTTGATCCAAACGATGTTGCAATAGAAAGAGTTGTTTCAGTTTCTATTTCTGGTGGAAATGGAAGTGGATCTTTGTTAGAACCAATCGTATCAAATAAGTATAGAGAAATTGAATTTAATGCATCAGATTCCTCATTTGGAGGAGGTATTAATGTTTCTAATGACACTATTACATTTTTATACAATCATCAACTTAAAGTAGGTGATAAAATTGTTTACAATAAAAATGGCAATTTACCTATTGGTATTGGAGATTTTGGAGGTTCTAATACCGATCAAGGAAAATATTTATCTAACGGAGCCATTTATTATCCAGAAATAATTAATTCAAAATCTATAAGACTGTATAATACTCTTTCTGATTTAAATAGTGGAATTAATACTGTAGGTATTACTACTATTAATAATGGAGGAATTCACAAATTTAGAATTTATGATTCTAAAAAAGTTTTATCAGAAATTAGAGTAGTTAATGGTGGTAGTGGGTATCAAAATAGAGTTTTAAGGGTTAAATCTTCTGGTATTTCAACAATAACTAATTTTATTACATTTAAAAATCATGGATTTAAAGATGGAGATTTAATTAATTATTCTTCATCAGGTACTCCAATTTCCGGAATATCAACTCTAAAAAATTACTATATTATAAATTCTGAAAAAGATAAATTTCAATTATCTGATGCAGATTTTATTAGTGTTGGTGCTTCAAGAACAAACTATGAAAGAGGAAAGACTGTTAGTATAACGGATATTGGATCTGGATATCAAATTTTTTCTTATCCTCCTATTAAAATTGATATAAATGTAGAATATTCTGGATTTATAGGCACGATAACAGCTTCTCCAATACTTAGAGGAAAAATAATAGATGCTTATCTTTATGAAAGTGGAACTAATTATGGATCAGAAGTTTTAAATTTTCACAAAAAACCAAAATTAACAATTAACAAAGGATATGGAGGTCAACTAAAACCTATTATTGTTAATGGAAGAATTGTAGCAGTTCAAGTCCAAAGCAAAGGAAGTTTTTATTCTCCAGGAATAGAATTAGATATTAGTGGAGATGGGATAGGATGTAGTTTAAGACCAGTTGTCATTGACGGAAAAATTGAATCTGTCATTGTTGTAAATGGTGGAATCGGATATAATAAATCTAATACGTCAATCATAATTAAAACCCCGGGAGTAGACGCATTTTTAGATTCTTCAGTCAGGTATTTAAGTGTAAACAATCATTTTAGATTTTCGGATGAAATTTTATTAGAATCTGGAAATAATGATTTAACTTATGGAGTAGTTGGTTATTCCACAAGTAGGGAAGGTTTATCTTTTTCAGATTCTCCATCATCACACTCCAAAATTATTGGTTGGGCAATAGACGGAAATCCAATTTATGGTCCATATGCATATAAAAATCCCTCAGATTTTAATTCTAGCATATCTTTCTTAAATACTAGCTACACTTTAAATCCAAACAATATTTACAATAGACCTTTAGAATCTTCTTTTTCTGCTGGATTTTTTGTAGAAGATTATGTTTATGATAATTCTGGAGATCTGGACGAAAATAATGGTAGATTTGCTAGAACTCCAGAATTTCCCAATGGGACTTATGCCTATTATGTTGGTGTCTCTACAGATTTATTGACTGGAAAATTAACTTCAAAATTTCCTTATTTTATAGGAAAAAATTACAGATCAAAAGTTTATGATAATTTTATTATTGATCAAAGTTTTGATTTAAATGCAACATCTTTAGTTAGAAATACATTTCCATACAGAGTTAAAAGTGAATATTCAAGTAATGACTTTTTGCCAAAATACAATAATAGATTAAAGCAAACCTCAATTGTAGAGTCTATTTTACCAGGAAAAGTTGAATCTTTAAATATTATTAATTCTGGAAGCGAATATTCTGTTGGTGACTCTCTAGTATTTGATAATACTGCAACTGATGGTGGTGGAGTTTCTGCTGAAATATCCGAAATTTATGGAAAAAATGTTGTTAATTTAAATACTACTTTAGAAATATATCAAAATTCTATTTTTGAATGGAAAAATAACAATACAATAAAAGTAAATATATTACCATATCATAATTTATTAAATGGAGATACAATTGAAATTAATGGAATTTCAACTTTTATTAAAAATTTATCTGGAACACATCAAATAAAATTTGAAAATCCTAATTCTGTTATTGTAAAAAATATTTCTAGTAGTAGTGGAATTGTAACAGATATTACTTTATCTAATGTTCCCGAAAATATTAGCATTGGAAGTTCATTAAAGATAAATCAAGAAACATTTTCTGTTTTAAATAAATTTGATGATATTAATGTATTAAGAGTTAAGAGATCTAATGTTGCTATAGCACATACTGCAGGAAATTTAGTTTCATTTTTACCATCATCATTTGAAATTAATCTTGCTTCTAATTATTTCGAATCTAAAAATAATGATGTTGTTTATTTTAATCCACATAATAGTGTTGGTTTCGGCACTTTAACTGGCAGTTCAATATCTTTAAATTATATTTTAGGTGATACTTTTAAATCAATATCTGTGCCTACACAAAGTATTTACTTACCAAACCATCCATTTAAAACAAATCAAAGATTATTATTTACTAGACCATCGTCATCTTCTGGTATAGTAGTTTCAAACGAATCTGGAGGATCATCATTTACATTGCTAAATTTGAGTAGTGAATATGTGTATGCAATTAATAAATCTAAAGATTATATTGGTATAGTAACTCAAGTTGGATTGACTACAACAGATGGTCTATATTTTGTTAATAATGGATCATTTAGTTTCGAATACTCATTAAATAATGAAGTTGATAAAGTAACTGGAAATATAGAAAAAATAAAAACAACAGTATCAACATCTGAAAATCACGATTTAATTAATGGAGATTTTATAAAACTAAATGTTATTCCATCATCTTCTGTTGGAATAGGAACAAGTTCATCAATTAATTTAGTATATAATTCTAACAATAACCTATTATTAGTTAATCCCATAGGATTTAGTTCTTCCCACGTTAATACGACTAAAGGTGAAATTACATTAAATTCTCATGGGTTATATACGGGTGAGAAAGTATTCTACAATTATACAGGTGAACCTATTTCTGGATTAAGCACAGGAATATATTATACAATTAAGGTAAACAGTGATACAATAAAAATATCAGAAACATATTTAGACTCTATTTCTTCTCCTCCCAAAACAGTTTCTATTGGAAGTAGTGGCGGATCTAATCAAACAATTTCAAAAGTAAATCCATTCATTGAAAGTGTTAAAAATAATAATTTAATCTTTAATCTTTCAGATCCTTCTTTACAAGGTTTTGATTTTAATATTTACTATGATAAAAATTTAAAAACAGATTTTGTTTCCATAGGAAATAGTTCAAATTTCAATGTTCAAAAATTTAATACAATTGGTGTTTCAACTAACGCAAGTTGTGAATTAATTTATAATACAAATTTTCCAAGCAGATTATATTATTCTTTATCTAAATTAGGAAAAAGTATTTTTGAAAATCAAAACGAAAATGATTTTAAAATAGAATTTGTAGATAGTCTTTATAATGGAGAATATAAAGTTTCTGGAATTGGGACAACTACATTTTCAATTTCTTTGGGAAAAACACCGGAGAAATTAAATTATTTAAATAATAGCAAAGTTTCTATATCTTATACGACAAAATCAAAAACTTCAAAAGGACCTATTTCAAAAATATTAATTTTAAATAATGGAAGTGGATATAAAAAATTACCATCGGTTATAGGAGTATCTAGTTTAAGCACAGGAAAAGATGCAGTTATAGAATGTCAATCTACATCCATAGGAAAACCTGGAGTAATCAAAATATTAAATGATGGTTTTGAATATTCTTCAGACAACACTATAAGACCTTCTTGTGATATTGATACATTTGCCCTAATAAAGGAATCCCAAAATATAACATCAATTGATGTTCTCAATGGTGGAAAAAATTACATTTCTGCACCAAATTTAAAATTAGTAAATACTGTAACTGGAAAAGAAATTAATAGTGGTTTTCTTAAACCAATTATGAGTGACAATTCCATATCTGAAATTCAAGTTATAAACCAACCAACTGGATTAGATTCTGTAACACATAAATTATTTACTGTTAAAAATAGTAATGGAATACCTGTTATTGGTATTACTACATATGTAGATGGTATAGTCGAATGTGAACTAAGAACTCCACCTGTAGTTGGGTTTAAAATTGCTCCTTTCGCAGCAGGAGATTTAATATTTGTTGAAGGTATACAAAAACAATCATTTACGGATGAATTGGGAAATGTAACTTCACCTGGAACAGGATTTAATTCTGCAGATAATGGATATAACTTCTTTGAAGTTACAGAATTTATAAACACAGATCCTGCAGTGTTAAAGTTTAATATTGGAAAATATACAAAGTTTCCGGGTATTCCAACTTTATCACAAACTGTTTTTAGTTCTATTGTTAATTTTAAAAACTATCCGATTTTTAAAATTAAGCAAGAATATAGTAAGTTTTTTGATAATGAAACTATAAGTGTTAATAATATACTAACGGACATACGAATTAGAAATGCATCAGATACTTCAGTAAAACTTACTAATACTGGTTTTAATATTAACAAAAACGATGTTATTAGAGGTTCTGCATCTGGATCTATTGCAAAAATAAATCAGTTGTTTAAATATAATGGAAGATATAGTGTAGATTCTTCTAATGAAAATAGATTTGGGTGGAAAACTAACGTTGGAAAATTAAATTTAGACACCCAAGTAATACCAGATAATGATTATTATCAGAATTTATCATATTCCATTCAAAGTCCCATAGAATATGATAAATTTGTTGGTCCAGTTAATAGTATAGTTCATCCAATTGGATTAAAAAACTTTGCAGATACTGGAATCACTTCTTCAGCAAAAACTTCTATAGGATCTTCAGAAAAAGTACTTACAACTTTAGATTTTATTACAGAGAAAAGAGTTGATACTATTAATATTTTTGATTTTGCTGCGGATTACGACACAACAATAGATACATCTCAATATATTAGACTAAAAAATAAAAAATTAACAGATTACATTCAATGTGATACTAATAGAGTTTTGCAAATAGACGATATTAGTAATATTTTCTCTAGCTCAGAATTTAACAGAGATACTTTTTTAGAAACTATAGAATATCCAATAACTGACTTATACTCTAAATTTTTAGTTCAAGTTTGTAGTGAAGATAAATTAAAATTCCAGGTTAGTGAAATTGTAGTTTTAAATGATCTAAAAGGAAATACATATACTTTAAATAAAACTGATTTATTTACTGATGAATCTTTAGGAACTTTTAATGGAGAAACTGGTGCAGTTGGAGATCCTATCCTCAAATTTACACCAGCAGATCCATATAACAGCAGTTATCAATTAAAAACATACAGAGAAACTTTTGACGATGGTTTTTCTAACATTGGGGTTGGATTTACAGATTATGGTTTTATTAGATTGTCTGCAAAAACAGAAAAATTATCCCCAACAGTCGGAGTTTCAACCGTTGTTTTTAGAGGTTTATCCTCACAATTTAATTTAGTTTATTCAAATTCATTAATTGTTAATACTGACGATTACAAATTAAACTATTATGAAGTTATTGGGTATTATGATGGTGTAAATACTCACTTATCAGAATTTTACTTTGATACTGAAAATTTATTAGGAGGTGCTTCTAAAGGATATATTGGAACATTTGGTTTAAATGTAGATAATAATCAAATATTAAATTTATCATTTACAAATAATACAAATAAAAACGTTGTTGTAAAAACAAAAACTGTTGGTTTTGGATCTACTGCTTCTGGAATAGGAACTTACAGATTTCTTGTTGATGGACAAATTGAAGGAACTGAAAGAACAACTAGATTAGAATCTAGTTATAAAAATATAACTGGTATATCTACTATTAAATTATTTGACGGATCTGTAGAGTCTTCTTTAAAATCAATAGTAAAAGTATCAGTTGGATCGACTACATCAGTACATCAAATTTTAGTGACAACAAATCAAGTTGTTTGTAATATTCAGTCTTATCCATTTTTATCAATTGGAAGTACTTCTGGAATAGGAACATTTTTAGCAAAAATGGACCAATATAATGTTTGTGTTGAATTTCACCCAGATCCGCAATTTTCATCAGAAGTAATATCTATTCAAAGTTATGATCAATATCTTTATTCAGAATTTGATGAATATAATGAACCTGAAGATTTAACTTATGGAACATCAATAGAAAAAATTAGTGTTGGTAGATATGGTTCAATTAATAATTTTGGAAAAGATAGATTAAATTTTGAATTAAATTACAATCGTATACCAATCTTTGAAAAACTATTTAATCCAAAAAATTCTTCTGTACTTAACAAAGAAACTGGAACAATAACTATTAAAAATCACTTTTTTGAAGATGGTGAGGAATTAATATATGCTCCTGGATCATCTCTAATTGGAGTTGGAGCAACTGCTGTTGGAATTGGGACAACTATAGTCGGTGGAGCCTCAATAATTGCCGATGTAGTTTCTGGATTTTCTACTATCACAGGAATAACAACTACATCCGGAATAACTATCAATGAGTTAGTAATTGGTTCAAATATTCCATCAGGAACTCAAGTAGTCAGTATAGGACAAACTTATTCTTATTTTATTGGAAACGTAGTTTCAAGTGGATCAACAGTCATAACAGGTATTGCAAATACTCAAATAATATCGGTTGGTTCTGGAATATTTTCTGGAAATAATGATTCTTTGGGATCTGTTATATCTGTTGGAATTAACTCAATTACACTTTCATCAGCGGTTCAAATTGCAACAAATAGACTATATTATTCCAATAGTTTAAAACCATCATTAACAATATCAAATGTTTCCACCGGAACAACATTTAGATCTGTTTTTTCAACTGGAATTTCTACAGATGTATGCCCATCAAAAGTATATGCTATAAAAATTGATAATGATAAATTTAAAATTACTGGTGTCTCTGGAAAATCTGGAGTAGCATTTACATTTACTTCAACTGGTTCTGGAAATATTCATAAATTTGAGATGAAAAAGAAAAATGAAAAATCTTTGATTACTGTTAATGGAGTTACACAATATCCACTTTCATACACTCCACTAGTTTTCAATTTGAATCAAAATTATAATGGATCTGTTGGAATTGGAACTTCTATTATATCACTTTCTGGAATATCTTCAATAACACCAAAAGATATTCTTAAAATAGAAGACGAATATTTGACTGTAAATAATGTTGGATTTGGAACCACTGTTTTTGGTCCAATTACTGGAATTGGAAGTATTCCAATAGTTGAAGTTTCTAGGGCATCTTTTGGATCATCAGAAACTTCTCATTCTGATGGGACTTCGGTAAGGGTCTATAGAGGAGCATATAATATTGTAAATAATCAACTATGGTTTGCAGAAGCGCCAGATGGAAAAGGTAAAAATGATCGTTTAGGTGACAATTACTTACCTCTTCCAAAATCTACTTTTAATGGAAGAGTTTTTCTAAGAAAAGATTATACTGGAAATCAAATATATGATGATATATCAGATAATTTTACTGGAATTGCTAGAACCTTTACTTTATATAAAGAGGGAAACACCGTTTCTAATGTTGTTGCTGGAAATAATTTAGTTTTTATAAATGATATTTTCCAAACACCAGATACTCAAAATAATAGTGGAAATAATTATAATATAGTTTCTTCATCAGGCATTTCTAGTTTATCATTTACTGCAATTACAATTCCTAATACGTCCACGGTATTTTCTGTCGATTCTGACGTAAATCAGAATCAAGTTCCTCGTGGAGGTCTGGTGGTTTCTCTTGCATCTACCGGAGGAATTGGATATGCACCATTAGTGGGAATACCAACAGGTATGATTGAAGTTAAAACAGGTGCTGGGGGATCAATATCTAATATAGGATTTACAACTTCTTTAGTAATTGGAAAATACACAACAGGAACTATAGGAATTAATAGCAATGCTATTACTGGGATTAACACTTCTGGTTTGCGTGTCAACCAAAGATTGACTGATATTCCTGGAATTTATTTACCATCTACTGTTTCAAGAGATACTATTTTACCAGATAAAACGAAAATATTACAATTTGACAGTAGAATAACTGCACTAGGAATAGGGACAGTTTATATTTCAAAATTATCTACTAATTCTTCTTCAGTTTCAACATCATTCGGATTTGATATTGGACCTATTTTTGGATCTGGATATAATAAAAATGTCTCTATCGGAGTTAGTGAAAAATCTCATACTGGAACTTCTGCGGTAATTAGTGCTTTAGTTGGTGCTGGTGGATCAATAAGAGGATTTAATATTATTTCTGGAGGAACAGGATATGTCAATCCTACGGTTTCTATACAGGATCCATCTTATGAATATTTACCAATTAAACCCATATTTAGACCAGGAATTGGAAATACAGACAAATGTGGAATTGGTTTATCACTCACTATAGATATTGGTCCAACTACCACATCAGTTGGTATAGGATCTACATTATTTGGTTTAACTGGGTTTGAAGTTAATAAACCAGGATATGGATTTATAATAGGAGATACTTTTAGCTTAGTGGGTTTGGTGACGGATTCTAGATTACAAAATCCAGTAGAAGAAATTAAATTTATAGTTACAGATATTAGAACTGATAGTTTTTCTTCTATTCAACTTGGAGAATTTGATTATATTGATAGTATAAAATCTTTACAAAATGGAATTAGAAGAAGATTTCCATTGTTTAAAAATGATCAACTTTTAAGTTTTGAAAAAGATGAAACTGATCCAATATCATCTTTAATTGATTTTGATTCAGTTTTACTAATTTATATTAACGGAGTTATGCAAGAACCTAAAGTATCATATACTTTTACCGGAGGGACCACGTTTACATTTACCGAAGCTCCTAAACCTGAAGATAATATTGCAGTATTTTTCTATAGAGGAACTGTGGGAGTGGATAGTTCGGAAATACAAGTCAATGAATCTATTAAAACTGGAGATACTGTACAAATTAATAAGGACGATTATTTACCAAATAATATTGGTCAAGATAGTAGAGTAGTTTCTTTTATAGTTTCATCCGATGTAATGGAAACTGGAATATACTTGGAAGATGGAATTGATGAGGACTTGTATAGACCAATGTCTTGGACTAAACAAAAAACAGATTTGATAATTAATGATAGTGTTGAATCTAAGCAAAGAGATTCTCTAGAATCTATGGTTTTCCCAACTGCAAAAATAATTAAAGGTTTTTCTGATAATAGTAATGAAATATTTGTTGATAATGCACAATTTTTCATCTATGAAGAAAATCAATCAAATGAAACAATTCAAAAATTTTCTGGATTAATAACATTAAATGAAAATCCAATTTTTGCAAAACTAAGTGCAAATGTTTCTGCATCTGGAACAATTTCATCAATTAATATACACGATAGTGGAAGTGGATATATTGGTGTTGGAAATAGTTTAAGATTAAAAACTAGATCAATAGTAGGAAGTGGAGGAACAGATGCTATAATAGATGTTACTATTTCATCTTCTGGAATAGTTACTACTCCAGTGTATATTATAAATCCAGGATCTGGTTATAATTCTTCAAATCCTCCAGAAATTATAGCACCAATTCCAAATCCAACATCTGAATTAATTCAAAATATTGAATTTGTCCAAGGATTTTCGGGAATTGTTACTGGAATAACTACAAGTGTTGGTGTTGGAACATATTTAGGAATAAAGTTTTTCATAAAATATAATCCAACAGATTCAAATGATGATTTGATTGCTGGATATCCTATATTTGTTTTTGATACCGCTATTGGTAATGGAATTACTTCTATTGATACTAATGACAATCAAATTGTTGGAATTGGGTCGACATTTTTAGATAATATATACTATGTCCATTCTATCCAAAGAAGTAATTTGAATGGAGTAATAGTATGTAATGTTTTATCTTCAACAAATACTATCGGATTAAGTACATCATCAAATATCTGTGGTAAATTTTCTTGGGGAAGACTAAGTGAATTTGAAAGATCAAATTCTCCAATTTCAATTGATTTACAACAATACACTACTACTTCTGGATTAGGAACATTTCCAACGATACAGAGAAGAAAATATGGATTGAGGGACAGTGGATCTTTGAAAAAAAGTTTAGAAATATAATTTTTCAGATATATTCACATAATTCATACCATATAAATATATAAAAAAAGGTAATAATGTCTGCAATTGTTACGGATCAATTTAGAATAAATAATGCCAAAAATTTTGTGGATTCTGTGCTAGATCCACAAAATTCTCATTATGTTTTTTTAAGTTTACCAAATCCGTCTATTGTTGGATTTGGTAGATCAACAAGTTGGGATTCAAATCCACCAGCACCAATAGATAATTTAAATTATTTAAGTCATTACAAAGACACTATAATTTTTGGTAGAAAAATAACTCCAAATAATATCAGAAGATTAATAAAGAGAGTTGATTGGGTTCAAAATAGTACATATGAAATGTACAGACATGATTATAGTGTTTTAAATCCTTCACCAAAAACAAGTTCATATCGATTATATGATGCAAGTTACTATGTAATGAATTCTCAGTTTAGAGTTTATTTGTGCATCGATAATGGATCGTCATCATCTAATGTTTTGGGAAATCCATCTCAAGATGAACCAAACTTTATAGATTTAGAACCTTCAAGAGCTGGAGAAAGTGGGGACGGATATATTTGGAAATACTTGTTTACTGTAGATCCCAGTGATGTAATAAAATTTGATTCAATCGAATATATACCAGTACCAAATAATTGGGAAACGTCTACAAATCCAGAGATACAAGCAATTAGAAATAGTGCAGACTCTTTAGTTAATTCAAATCAAATAAAAAAAGTTTACATTAATAATCCAGGATCTGGTTACAATTCAACTTTATCAGAATTAGATATTTTAGGAGATGGTGAGGGGGCAAAAGTAGTTGTTGATGTCGTTGGTGGTAAAATAAACGATGTTTTAATATCAAGTGGTGGTAAAAATTACACTTATGGTAGAGTTGATTTATCTACAATAAATCAAGGAGCTACTTCTTTTGCACATTTAATTCCTATTATACCACCATCCAGAGGACATGGATATGACATTTATACAGAATTAGGATGTGATAGAGTTTTAGTTTATGCTCGTTTTGATGATTCCTCTAAAGATTTTCCAGTTGATTCTAAATTTGCACAAATTGGCATTTTAAAAAATCCAAATAATATTGGATCATCTAGTTCAATATTTACTGATGATAAATTTTCTAATTTATATTCATTAAAATTAATTGGATCAAGTGTGGTTTCTCCAGATGATGCAATTCCAGGAAATCCAATATATCAAACAATATCTGGTATTGGAACTGCAACTGGTTATATTGCTTCTTTTGATAAAGAAACTAGCGTATTGAAATATTTTACAGATCGGTCTCTTTTTTATAATGATCTTTCATACGATCAAAAAGATTCAAAAAATGTCGCAAATAAATCTAAAAAAATTAATTTTTCTGTCCAGGGAGGATCTATAACTTCAATAAATAGTTTTAGTGGATCAATAGACGCTAATTTTAGTGGTATTACTACCAACATTTCTCCAACAAAAATTGTAAACTTATCATCAACATTTATTAATGGTATTTCGACACCAGAAATAAACAAAGGATCTGGAGAAATAATTTATATTGATAATCGTCCTCTTGTTACTAGAAACCCAAGACAAAAAGAAGACATTAAAATCATTCTGGAATTCTAAAAAATGGCACAA